CGATCTCAATTTCGACCATCGGGCGCAGTCGGCATTCGACAACCTGAACGACGCGACAGACTGGACGTGGACCGGGCTGGCCGAGGCGTTCGGGCGAAGGTACAACCGGGTAGACCTTGAGGAGCTTCGCGCGGCCATCGATGCCGTGATAAAAGAGGCAAACGAATGATGATACATTCCAGAGGCTTAAAGGCCGCCCGCGATCGCGCAGTCTTGATCAATTCATACCACGTCATGGTCAAGGATTTCAGGGTTCCTAAAGATCGCCGGTCCGATGATGCCGCGTTAGCTCGCCTATCGAATGAAATGCTCTTGAAACTGAACAGGGATGTATACTCGCAGGCGACCGTCAAGCAGGCCAAGAGGCTGGCGATCAAGATGGGGCTGGATGAATCAGAGACTGCCCGCACGTGGCGTATGCTCAAGTCTAAACTACGATCTATATTTGCTCCTAATAGCCGACGCTTTCAAGTAAAGGGGGCCGTTAATGGCAAGGCCGACGACTGACGATAGGCTTTCAAAAGTCCACTACCGGGCGCTGGTAGAGTTCGACCGCATCCAGACGGCGCTCCGGGATGAGCGATTGCAATGCCTTCAGGATCGCCGGTTCTATTCGCTGGCCGGCGCACAGTGGGAAGGCGCTCTCGGAGAGCAGTTCGAGAACAAGCCGAAGTTCGAGGTGAACAAGGTCCACCTGGCCGTCATCCGCATAATCAACGAGTATCGGAACAACCGAATAACGGTTGACTTCGTACCCAAGGACGGTACGAAAGATGACAAGTTGTCCGACGCGTGCAATGGGCTTTTCAGGGCCGATGAACACGACAGCGGCGCTGAAGAGGCTTACGACAATGCCTTCGAGGAAGCCGTAGGCGGCGGGTTCGGTGCGCTACGACTTCGCACTTGTTACGAGGACGACGAGGACCCGGACGACGAGCGCCAGCGCATCAAGATAGAGCCGATCTACGACGCGGACAGCTCGGTATTCTTCGACCTTGACGCCAAGCGGCAGGACAAGGCGGACGCGAAATGCTGCTATGTCCTGTACTCGATGACTCCCGAAGCCTACGAGGAGATGTACAAAGACAGCCCGTCGTCTCTCGGGAAGGAAATCGAGCAGGCCGAATTCGACTGGTTTACGCCGGACATGGTATTCGTAGCGGAGTACTACGAGATCGACGAGGAGACGGACTACGCCATCACGTTCGAGTCAGTGGCGACCGGCGACGAGGTAAAGCATCTGAAGTCCGAGCTTGACGAAGATGAAGAGCTAACCGCAGAACTGGCCGCGACCGGATACATCGAGTCACGGCGCAAGAAGGTTAAGGCAAAGCGCGTCCACAAGTACATCCTGTCGGGGAATAAAATCCTGGAGGATTGCGGATTGATCGCCGGGAAGTGCATCCCCGTTGTGCCGGTCTACGGCAAGCGTTGGTTCGTCGACAACATCGAGCGGTGCATGGGGCACGTCCGGCTTGCCAAGGACGCGCAACGGCTGAAGAATATGCAACTCTCGAAGCTCGCCGAACAGGCCGCCTTGTCGAGCTTGGCAAAGCCTATTTTCACGCCAGAGCAAATGGCGGGACATGCTCAAATGTGGGCAGAAGATAACATAAAACAATATCCATTCTTGCTCGTCAACCCGATCACCGGAGCGGACGGCAACCCGATGCCCGCCGGCCCGCTGTCGTACACGAAGCCCCCAGAGATTGCCCCAGCTCAGGCCGCCTTGCTTCAGCTTACCGAGGCCGACATGCAGTCGATCCTGGGCAACCAGGGCGAAGCCGACAAGATGGTATCGAACATCTCCGGCAAGGCCGTAGAAATGATCCAGACCCGCATGGACATGCAAACATTTATTTACGTGTCCAACTTTGCCAAGGCGATCCGGCGCGTCGGGGAGATATGGCTGTCGATGGCCAAGGACGTTTACGTCGAATCAGGACGGACGATGAAAACGCTATCACCCGCAGACGATACCGGCAAGGTCGAGCTGATGCGCCCGAACGCGGACGAGTCCGGGGCCGTCGTGTATGAAAACGACCTGTCCCGCGCTTCGTTCGACGTAGCTGTTGACGTTGGCCCGTCGAGCGCATCCCGCCGCGAGGCTACCGTCCGCTCGCTCATCGGGCTCATGCAGGTATCGGCGAACGATCCCGAGACCATGCAGGTATTGCAGGCCATGGCGATCATGAACATGACCGGCGAAGGTATCGGCGAGGTACGCGACTACTTCCGAAAGAAGCTCGTCAACATGGGAGCCGTCGAGCCGACCGAGGAAGAGGCGCAACTACTTCAGGCCAAGGCCGGAGAGAAAACGCCACAGGATCAGGCGCTTGAAGCGATGGCGGAGGAAGCCCAAGCCAAGGCGACGAAGGCGCGGACGGAGGTACTCGAAACCGTGGCTAACGTGGAATTGAAGAAGGCGCAGACCCTTGAGACCGAGGCGAACATCAAGCTCAAGGAAGCGCAGGCCGTCGCCGCCCTTGGAAAGACCGAGACCGACAGCACTCGGCTGGCCATGGACATGCAGGAGAAAATGCGGACGATGGAACAGCACATCGCCGTCAACGAAGCCGCGCCGAAGCTCCCTCCGATCACGGTGCACATCCACAACGACGGGGAACAGACGACGCGGATACACAAGATCGAGCGCGGGCCGGACGGTGAAATGATGGCCGCCGAGATCGTGAAGGGTGGACGCAATGGCGCATGAAATCAAGGTAGCGACCGAAGCGGCCAACGTGAAGGCTAACGCCTTCGCCACGGCTATGAACGCAGGTATCATTCGCATCTACAACGGAGCCAAGCCAGCGACCGCGAACACGGCAATCGGGGCGCAGACGTTGCTCGGGGAATTGACGTTCGGTAACCCGGCATTTGGGGCCGCCGTTGCTGGATTGATAACCGCCAACTCGATCACCAAAGACGCGAGTGCCGACAATACCGGCATTGCCCAGTTCTACCGGCTCTTCAAGGCGGACGGCATCACGGCGATGGGTGACGGTACATGCGGCGTCACCGGCGGAGGGTTCGACCTTGAAATGCCGAATACGTCGATCACGATAGGCGGTGAAATAACCTGTACCGGATTCACGCATCAGGAGTCGCTCGGATGAACCAGCCGCGCATGTGGTGGGGCGGCGACGATAAAGGCTGGATCATTGATACCGAGGTTGCTCTTACATCGGGCGAAATGCTCCGGTGCACAGAATACACGCTCAAGGTACAGAAAGACCGGTATCACACGCTACCGATCGGAGCGGTTAAGGATGAATGCCAGCGCACGATAGCGGCGCTTGGAGCGTTCAAGGTTACTCAAAACATCATCGGCGCGGGCGATAAGGTACTGTTCGACGCCTACAAAAGCGAAGGTAGAAAAATCTTCGCACAAGGAGTTTAATCATGGCAGCAACTTGGGTGTCTCAGGCGACCGTAGCATTCGCGTCCGGCAAGTCGATGCTCGGACTGCTGAACGGTGGGGCGCGGATAATGCGCGCATACCGATTCTGCATTTTCAATACTCATACCGTAGCCGTTACCGCGGCTCTGTCTATCATGTCGATACGCCGTCTGTCGGCGCTGTCTGCCGGTACCGCGGTTGCTCCGGTTGCGCATGACACCGGATCGTCGGCGCTCACAAGCATTACCAGCGTGCACGGTGGAACCGCCACAGCGACGGCTACCTTCCGGCGCTTCATGTGGTTACTTGAAGAGGCGACGACTACAGGCGTTACACAAGCGAACTGGGAAGTGCTCATACCTGTCGGCATTGTTTTCTTCCCGACCGGCGGAGACGCCAACCTTGAGCCTATCGTATGGCGCACCGGGCAGGGCGTAGACATATTCAACGTAGGAGCCGGAGCGGTCACGTCACAGGAGTTTGAAATCACCTTCACGGACGCCGCGAGCTAATATGAGCCGTAAATCCTTTACCGCCGTATTTCCGAGGTGTGACTCTGACATCGGCGCTGACGGGATGGCGGCAATTTTCAACAACGCAGTGGACCCGGCCAAGAGTATCCGCATATGCGAAATCCGCACGATGATACGCCCGATCAATCCAGACGTTTCAAACGTGCTCGGGAATCAGGGCATAATATCGCTTGACCGCATCAGCGCGGTATCGGGGGGCGACGAGGTAGCCCCGTTCAAGCACGACACGGCGGCTGCCGACCTGCCAGCGCAAGTAAAGCTTTACGAGAACCCCGACAGCGTGACCGTTACCGGGACGCTAAGGCGCTTTGGTGACGCTATCAGCTCGATGACGATAACCAAGGCGATCAGTTTTCAAGCCATGATGCGGGCACCCGGGATATGTGACGCGAACGATCATACCGGGCGAACGTGCGAAGGCCACAATATATGGCACGCCGACGGAGACACGGATACCGAACCTTTGGTGCTGAACCCCGGAGAAGGATTCTGCCTTACGCGCCGGGAGTTCGGACTCCCGCAGGCGTTTCACTTTGGCGTGACCGTGCGCGTCGTAGGCACAAGCCGGACGTACAAGTACCGAGACGGTGACGTGGGATCGGCTCTCATGAAGGGCATGGCTTCTCTTGCGCTCATAAACGGCGCAGGATCAGGCGTGGTATTGCAGGTCATGATCGTATCATTGCCGGACATGGGCGAGGAAAACATACCGAGCTATCGCATCGTTCGCGTGGCAAGCGGGCAGTTCCACGACGACAAGATAGGCGAAGTGGTAACGATAATCTCGCACGATACAGCGAATACGATCACTGAGATTGAAGCCAAGCGCGGCCCCATGCGCTTGAAGCCGTCTGTTTCTACGCTCGGAGTTGACGTGAACTATCAGGGCTATTTTATCCTGCCGATACCCGTAGCCGAGCAACAGCGGTTCGACAGCTTCCGGCGCTTGTCTGGAGCAGGCCCGTACATCAAGGAAGCGGGAACGGTAACGCTTGATCCGGCCATGCTATCCCGTTCAGAGTTCGAAATATGGCCGGGAGACCGCAAGGGAGCGAATACGGGCGAGGATCAGCCGCTTATAATCAGGCCGGGGCAGGGAATAGCTATCATCGGCGGAGGGTTCGGGCAGATCGAGACAAGCGAACAGGCGTACCTTGATATTGAAATCACCGGATATATCGATGATCCATATGATCCAGCAGACATAGCCGCCGCCGTGTGGACGCGGGTTGGCAGGACACTGACCGCATGATCTGGACTGTATCCGAGATCGCCGACGCGGTATGGGCGTACCCGTCGCGTACAGTTGACGGACAGGTGCCCGCGGCATCCAACGGTTCACCGCTCGACAATATCGCCTATGCCGTCTGGACATACGGCACGCGCACGGCCTCCGGCGGAGTGGCGACGTTCTCGATATCCATAGCGCAGACCATGCCCGCTCCGGCGCAGGACGCGACCGCTGGCACGTCCATGCCGGTATCCGTCGCGGAGACTCTACCGACTCCATCCCAATCATCGACTTTACAGACGGCAATCAATTGCATTATAGTTGAATCGTTGCCAGCGCCGACGCAGACGATCACTGCGGAGGCAATCGAGATATTCACGGTAGCCGTGGCAGAATCATTACCGGCCCCGAGTCAAGCGGCCGTGGCAGGATTCACGCCGGGAGCGAATCCGAGAGTATTGAACGGGCCGCGTGGGGCATGGTTGTACTATCCGCCGATCTACGCGATCAAGACGAAGGGACGACAAGAGGCTCCGGCACCAGGCCAGCGCGTAACGGTATCGGCGAGTGCAAGGATCGAACCGGCCAAGCCGTTGCGAAAGGTAGAAAGGCGACCGTCGTTCATGGTTCGCGGGACACAATCGGCGTTGACTCCAGGCCAGGCCGCCCGCGTGAGATCGCACCGGGCAATCCGCGACCGGGACAAGGAAGAGGCTGATATCCTGATGCTTTTATCGTCATTCTAGCGCAACCCGTGGGCGCTTTAATTCCACAGAGAAGGAGACTGAACCATGGCAGAGGAAGAGAAGAAGGTCGAGCCGGTAGCGGAAGCCGCAACCGAGGAAACGGCCGCAACGCAGGAAGAGCCGAAAGAACAGATCGTCGTGACCATCGGAGACGAGGCCGCTCCGGAACCGGAAGAGGATCAGCCCGCGCCGGTATGGGTCAAGAAGGTGCGCCAGCGTAACCGGGAGCTTGAGAAGGAACTCCGGGAAACTCGCAAGAAGCTGGAAGAAAAAGAGATCGCGCAGAAAGAGCCGGAAGTCGGGGCCAAACCTACATTGCAGGCGCTTGACTACGACACCGACAAGTACGAGTCGGCTTTGACATCGTGGTACGAGCGCAAGCGCAAGGCCGACGAGAAGGCGGCAGAGGCACGCGCCGAGGCAGAGAAGGCCGAGAAGTCATGGGCCGAAAAGCTCGAAGCCTATCAGGAAGCCAAGGCCACGTTCAAGGCCGACGACTTCGACGAGGCCGAGGCGTCCGTCAAGGAAGTCCTCGACCAGACACAGCAGGGTATCATAATCCACGGCGCAACCGACCCGACGCTGTTGATTTACGCTATGGGCAAGAACGAGGCCAAGGCTAAGGAAATAGCCGCGATCAAGGATCCGGTCAAGTTTGCGTTTGCCATTGCCAAACTGGAGGCGACTTTGAAAGTATCAACCAAGAAGCCGGCCACGCAGCCGGAGGGGAAAATAGTCGGGAACGCGCGGCCGTCCGGGACCGTCGACAGCACGCTTGCTCGGCTCCGTGAAGAGGCTAACCGAACTG